CGCATTTGTGAATATGCAGGTGAATACATGATAAACATTTCGGAAGACATACACAAAAATTACAGATTGAGAGGTGTTATATAAAATGGATTTGAGAACGGAACTTAAAAGATACGGTCTGACAGACCAGCAGCTTAATTCAAAAGCTGTATCGTGCATGGAAGATATCATCATAAAGAAAAATGATGCAGTTGACCAGATGGCATTTGAAAGGCTTAATGAAGAAGTTAAAAAGTCTGCTGATATGCTCAAAAAAATTGAATATATGGTTGCTAAAAATCAGGAGATAATGAACTGTGCAGACAATGCCGTGAATGAATACAAAAAATATGCTGACAGCCTTAAAAATCAGGCTATACTCAATCCCAATACCAGAGATGCACTGAATCTGTATACGGCGATTCTTTCAACGACAAAGGATATTTTCGGTGAGGAGAATCTGACAGAGCAGGTCATGATAAAGCTGCTTGAAACGGCATCATACGGTATGTGGAGAAGTATCATGGGCGGAAAATTTGATGACGGTAGTAAATCAAGAGGTGGTATGTTGTGATTTCGTTCAAAACATGGATAAAGCAATTTCGGGGTGAAGATAGTCCGCTTGGTGATTTGGCAGAGGATATCTACAGAGATAAGTCATTTCCCTGCACAGACAGATTTGACAAGATGATAAGCTATTTGGTGAATCACAACGCTTGTGAGGAATGTATCAGGGAATTTTCCGGTGCTTATATCGAGTACATGACAGGTGAAATCAACAGGCTTACCGAAAAATATATAGACGAGGCGGTGTGAATATGGGATTCATAGGCGGAATGATAATCGGCGGAGCAGCAACGCTCTTTGTGATATTGCTTTGTGCATCGGGAAAGGACGATGACAAATGAGAACAGCAATGCAGATTGAAATTGATGGTGTATCGCATACTTTCAGAGAATGGGCGGAAATATCCGGAATAGATGAGTACATTATCAGAAACAGATATTATCGTTTCTTTAAAAGCGGAAAAGACTTGATAGCACCTGTCAAAAAGAAAACAGCGGTGAAAATCACGGTAAACGGCAAAGCCTATACGTTTCAAGAACTGTCCGAAATGACAGGCATAGACGAAGGCACACTGAAATGCAGATACTACAGAGGGCATAAAAATTTGATTGCTGCTGTCAGAAAAAGGGAATCTGCCTTATTACTCACAATCAACGGAGAAACGCATACAATAAAAGAATGGTCTGAAATTTCGGGAATTTCTCAGAAGAATATCCGTAACAGATATTATCAGGGCAAAAGCGGAACTGAACTTATCGCACCGTTAAAGTTTGAAAAAGGCATGGAAATTGAGATAAACGGTGAATTACATACGTTAAAGGAATGGTCTGAAATAACCGGCATACCCGTTTATACATTGCGTAGCAGATATAATTGTGGTGCAACGGCAGCGGAATTTCTGAAACCTGTAAAAAGAAAGGACGATAGATAGTGTATATCAAAGACCAACAGGAATATGTGATACATGACACAAAGTTTATACAGCGTTTCCATATCGTGAAAAAACCGGACGCATGGCTTATCATATCCTCTATCGAACACGATAAAACTTGCGACACGCTCGGCAGATATTTTACAGAGGCAGAAGCTAAAAGCGTACTGGAAGAACTGCTGAAAGCGTTAATCAATGGGGACGGATTTTTTGAAATGCCGAAAAGTTTTAATCAGGATACATATGAACGTAAAAAAGACGCAAGGATAAAAAGGAAAGGCGGAAGCTGATGAAAGACTATAACTTGAAAACCATACGGCAGGATTTTAAAAGCAAGGGGATTTTCTATACGACAAAAGACCTTGCATTGTATCTGAAAAGTTTTCTTCCCGATGATGTCAAAGAAATTTATGATCCGACTTGTGGAAACGGTGGTTTGTTGAGTGTATTCGGTGATGATGTTGAAAAATACGGTCAGGATATCAATGCCGAACAGGTACAGGCGGCAAGAGAAAATCTGAAAAACTTTCACGGCGTGGTCGGTGATACCCTTGCCGAACCTGCATTCACTGACAGAAAATTCAAGTACATAATCGCAAATCCGCCGTTCTCTATCAAGTGGGAACAGAAAAGCGATGAACGCTTTGAGGGATATCCATGTTTACCGCCGAAAAGTAAAGCGGATTATGCTTTTATCGCTCATATCCTGCATTGTTTGACTGATGACGGAACGGCGGTTGTACTGAATTTCCCGGGTATTCTCTATCGGGGACAGTCCGAGGGCAAAATCAGGCAGTATCTGATTGAACAAAATTGGATAGATACCGTCATAGCAGTTGACGGCGGTCACTTTGTCGATACCAAGATAGCAACGGCGATTTTGATTTTCAAGAAAAACAAGACTACAACGGATATAAAATTCATTCACAACGATAAAGAAATAACCGTTCCCGTTGAACAGGTTGCCGAAAATAATTATAACTTGTCGGTAAGCAGTTACATTGACGAAACACCGCCCAGAGAGGAAATTGACGGCGAAAAGATAAATGCAGATGTCAGGCGGTCAACTTTACGGCTTTTGAAGTCTACACTCAAAATGGAAAAAATTGTGTGTGAATTGTCAGGAAAGCCTGTCAAGCCATTTATAGACGATTTGAGAAAGGTGCTTGATGACTTTGAAATGTCCGCAGTGTAACGCTGAATTTGTTCCGCTGTCTGTAACTCAGATATATTGCAGTTCAAAATGCGGCGACAAATACAGAAAAAAGCACAAAGTAATATCACCGTCAGTCACGTTTGAATGTGCCTTTTGCGGTAAGACGGTTGTTACAGATGATGGAACAGGCGACAGAAGAACACGTTTTTGCAGTGCCGTTTGTGAAAAGAAATATTGGCGACACCCGCCGTTTGAAAACACGACTGCAAGGACAAATTTTCATTCTTTACAGGAATATCATAGTTGGGAGAGAAGAACAAATGAATAAAATGACGACTGAACAGGCAATAGAACAGCTTGAAGATTTGATAAAAGAAGCTGAAAGCCACATGACAGGAAATAAGGTTGATGACGAGATACCTATTGACGATAAAACGGCTCTTGAAATGGGGATTCAGGCACTTGAAAAGCAGGTGCCGAAAAAGGTTGTAAATTTCATGCTTAATGACGGAAAATTGATAAAAGTTTTTAAAGGCATTTGTCCTTATTGTCAGTGCATAGTTACGAATGAATATTGTTTTCGTTGCGGTCAGGCTTTGGATTGGGGTGACGAAAATGCCTAAATACAATGTCGAAAATCTTGACAAAGGGCAACTTGAATTTATGTGGAATTTCATGCGGTTCAAGTGTGGTCAGAAATCAAATATACCGTTGCTGAAACATAATCTTGATATACTCCGTCAAGCTATGATACAGAAAACAGGCGGTCAGGAACTGTATAAAAAAGCTGATGATGTGTCGTTTGGAGATTTGGGAACAATCATTAATTGTATTGTCATAGAAACTATGCAGTTGTATCTGAGTGGAGATTTGGACAAGTTGGAGGAATTGAAAAATGGCTGAACTGATAGAAATGCCCTACGGCAACGGCAAGGCTCTTACAAAGGAATTTATCAAGAAGTATGAGGAAGTACAGCTTGACGTTGAGATGAAACGTAAACAGTGTTTTGTAAATTCTCATTGTTCACTGGATTGTCCGAATGCCGAGTATGAAATGGCAGATGACAGATACGGTTTTGGTATTGCTGATGATATGGGGCTTGAAAAAGTAAGCTGTAAACAGTGCCGCTATAATACAGGCAGATGTGAGGATTGCCTTTTCATACACAGCAAAGATTGTCCCGAGTATAAGGAGAGTGAAGAAAATGAAAAAGATACCGACACTTTTTGAAAGAGATTTTTTTGACGACCATACAGCAAAGGCAAAACCTATTGTAACAAAGGGCATGGAATGGGTGCTGAACGGCGAGGGTGTCGCAACGATAAAGTTTGACGGAGCTTGTTGTGCTGTCATTAACGGAGAACTCTATAAGCGTTACGACGCAAAGCACGGCAAGCCCGTTCCCAAAGGTGCTATCAGGTGTCAGGAAGAAGCCGATCCGATAACGGGACATTTGCCCTGCTGGGTGAAGTGCGACAAAAACAATCCTGCTGACAAATGGTTCTGGACGGCTTATGACAGAGCTAAAAGGCTTACTATTGGCAGTGTCTGTGACGGCACATACGAGGCTATCGGCATACACTTTCAGGGGAATCCCTACAATCTGGCTTGGGACTTCCTTACACCTCACGGCAAGGCGATTGTGGAAGTCGAAAGAACATTTGAGGGCATACGCAAATGGCTTATGGAACACCATGAAGAAGGGCTTGTATTCTGGAAAGACGGCGAACCGAAATGTAAAATCAAGCGTACAGATTTCGGATTTGAATGGAATGGCAGGTGCAGTAAACATGGAACAGCTTAAACCTTGCCCGTTCTGTAACGGTGAAGCTAATACATACGCTGAGGGCTATGCAAACGGAGTTAAAATTAAGGTTGGTTGTAAGGTATGTGGCTTTTGGTTTAAGGATTTTGCAATCGAAGGTTCAAGCTTTAATATGCTTAAGGAATCCGAAGAAAAATTGATTGCCAGATGGAACAGGAGAGCCGACAATAGCGGAGTAAAGGAGAATGACAAGTGAGAGAGATAATTTTCAGAGGGAAAACTGTTTGTGATGGTGACTGGATTTATGGCGGTATAACTTGGAATCCGTCAAAAAAGAAAGTTTTTATTCATACCGAATGGGACGAGGGCGAGGTTATCCCCGAAACAGTCGGACAGTACACAGGACTTTGCGACAAGAACGGCACAAAGATTTTTGAGGGGGATATACTTTCGGCACATCTTGATGACGGTTATCCCGAAAATGAAACCATGTTGGAAGTCGTTTGGCATAATAACGGTTGGTATGGAAAAAACGGGAAGTTTTTTGATGATTTCGATAATGGATTTGAAAAATATTTTGAAGTCATCGGCAACATTCACGACAAGTCCAAACTGCTGAATAAATAGCCCTCACAATGCCCCGTACACGCACTCAGAGCCACGAGAACGCACGTTAAACGGCTTAGGAGTATAATTACATACCCTCAATCAAAAATCGCTGTACGGGGCTATTTTGAGGGTGTATTAAAAAATATACGGAGATGATACCATGCAGGAAGAAGATTATAGAGCAGAAGTGAAAAAAGACAAACAAGAGTTTGTCCGTAAAATGCTTGACGAATACGATAAAAAATATCAAAAGTACGACCGTGAGTATCAGTTTTCAGGCAGTCCGTCAACTTTGAGAACGGCACAAAAATACGAAGATGTCGTAAAGGTTTGCGAGTTGGCTCTCGAAGGTTTAGATGATGAATGCCACGCTTGCAGAAGACGTTACCACAACGGTCAGGGAATTATCAAGACATTACGTCAAATGCAAGAACATGGCGAAAAAACTATCAAAATTGAGGACGTTATCACATATATCGAGGCTGTTTCATCAATTTTTTGATTTTTTGAAAGGATAATCAAAATGGATAGCAAGACATATCTGATTCAGGTCGGGCGGCAGATACAGAAGATATACAATCCTGACTTGATAAAAATAGTGATACAGCGTTTTATTCTGGGAAACAGCCAGGATAAAACCGCCGAAATCTTAGGGATATCCTGCGAAACGGTCAAAAGACGTGAAAAGCAGGCGTTAGAAATTTTTGCTGTAGAAAATAGCGAAATTGCACAAAAAAGTTAATAAAATTTCTGTACCCGTTGCACTGTTACAACCGCAACGGGTATTTTAAAATTTAGATAGTTCATTTGCTTCTCCTTTTTTGATTTACCGTGACAGGTCACAGCACCGTCACGGCAACACGGCAGGGTAGAGAAACAGTATCTCGACAGGCTCATAACCTGTAGATTGTTGGTGCAATTCCAGCTCCTGCAACCATAGGGGGATTTTAAAACCCTCCCCCTTAGTCCCCTTAATTGTCCGATTTGGCGTGTGAGAGGTATCACGAAATCAGGACACACAATATTGACAGTCGGGAAAGACCGATACAGCCGTTAAGTTTGTGGTCTTGACGGTAAAACCACACGGGCGGTAGTCAACGACACTCCATGAAAAACGGAGCAGGCAAGCCGAAGCCGCCCAAATACTGAAGTTGCAAGCAGCACGCAGCCGTTCTCTTTATGCTGTGGTCGGGTGCAAATCCTGAAACTTCAACCAATAGCCGATTCTCAATCCCTCCTGAATAAATTTTTTGGCACGAAATCCGTCTTAACAGCAGGCGGATTTTGTGCTATATGCAGGAGGTAAATATTACAAATTGGAGGGAGTTTATTATGACAAAAGCAGAAATCAAGCAGAAATTTTTTGATATAATCGGGGAAAGGCTGAAAGATTATAAGCCGTCACCAGAAGCAGTAAAGGACCTTGCAAAAGCGTTTAAGGCGGTCTGTGAAATTGATGACAACGATAACTTTCTGAAACAGCTTGCCGAAATGCCGAAAGCAAGCAAAAACGGTACAATTCAGCCAATTTTTCAAGTTGATGATGACGGCGGTTTCGGATTGTGTGATTGAGGTGCGGAATGATAAATAAAGAGTTTTTAACATTGCCGATCGGTGAGGTTGTCCCGTATGAGAACAACCCAAGAATAAACGACAGTGCCGTCAATGATGTAGTCGCAAGTATCAGGCAGTGCGAGAACATAGACCCGATAGAGATTGATGAAAACAACGTCATATTGTCGGGACACACACGTTTGAAAGCACTGAAAGCGTTAGAATATACCGAAGTGCAGGTATTACGCATTACAGGGCTTACAGATGAGCAAAAACGCAAATACCGCATACTTGCAAACAAGACGGCGGAAAGAGCGGAGTGGGATTTTGAAAAGTTGGAAGTTGAACTTGACGGGCTGGATTTTGAGGGCTTCGATTTTGGGTTTGATGTTGATTTGCCGAACTTTGAAGAAGACGGTCAAAAAGAAGTAATTGAGGACGATTATAACGAAGAACCGCCAACAGAGCCGAAAGCAAAACTCGGCGATTTGTATCAACTCGGAAAAAACAGGCTTATATGTGGTGACAGCACCGACCCTGCGGTTATTGATAGGCTTATGGATGGGGTAAAGGCTAAACTACTTCTGACAGACCCACCGTATGGCATAGATGTTGTTAAAGGCAATAAGGTTGGAGGAGATAAGGCTTTTGGAAAAGTTGGTGGAGAAAATATTGTAAAGAGCAAAACCTATTCTGCCATAATTGGTGATGATACAACAGATACGGCAAGGGCAAATTATGATGTTGCTTTGACTTGCACAGAAAATCAAATTATTTTTGGCGGAAATTATTTTACAGACTTTTTGCCTCCGTCAAGGTGTTGGATTGTTTGGGATAAGCAGAATACAGGAAATTTTGCTGATGCTGAATTAGCATGGACTTCTTTTGACAAAGGAGTGAAACTATATCATTTTTTGTGGAATGGCTTATGTCGTGAGGGTAGCAGAGAAGTTGAGGGCAAAACAAGAGTACATCCGACACAAAAGCCTGTCGGTATGCTTGCGGATATACTGAAAGACTTTTCACAAGAAAATGACAGTATTCTTGATTGCTTTGGCGGTAGTGGTAGCACACTAATAGCCTGTGAACAGTTAAACAGAAAATGCTATATGTGCGAATTAGACCCACATTACATTGATGTGATTATAGACCGTTGGGAAAAATTCACAGGAGAAAAGGCTGTTTTGCTGAATGGCTAATGAAAAAAACCTTTTAAAAGGCGATGATGTGCATAAGCTAACAGCCGAAGAACAGTCGAGGGGCGGAAAGGCAAGTGCGGAAGCACGAAGACGAAAAAAGGCGGTGACAGAGTGAATGAAGAAAACCTCAAAGGATATGGGTTTGACGAGCGAACAGCGAGCGAACAGCGAGAAATAGCACAAAAAGGCGGTACAACGTCAGGTAAGGTAAGACGTAAAAAAGCGGATATGCGAAAAGCCGTGCAAAGTATGCTTGATAATACATACAGTGATAATAGCGGTAAAGAATTATCAGGTGCTGAAATCATGGCGTTAAAACTGTTTAAAATTGCCACAAATGAAAAAGATAAGCAGTGCATATCCGCAATAAAGCTGATAATCGAGTTGACAGGGCAGAACAAGGACGCTTTGACGGACAAAAAGACAAAGGCAGAAATCAAACTGCTTGAAGCAAAGATAAAAGCAATTTCGGGGCTTGATGACGGTGAAACAAAGAAATTGCTTGATAACATCAATAAAATATTGAATGATGTTGACAGCGTGATTGAATAAGGTGGTGTGTAAATGCCTTTAAGTGATAAACAAAAAGAATATCTCTTGAATTGTAATCACCGTTGGAATATCAAGATAGGTGCGACAGGCTCGGGCAAGTCGTGGCTTGATTATGCGTATGTTATTCCGAAACGGCTTATGTGTATGAGAAACGAGGGTGCGGCGGTCATTCTCGGAAATACACAAGGAACGGCTGAAAGAAATATTTTGGACCCGATGCGTGAAATATTTAGCGACAAACTTGTCGGGACAATCAGTAAAAATAGAGTAGATTTGTTTGGTCGTAAGGTGTGGGTGTTGGGTGCTGACAATAAAAAGCACGTTGCAAGGATACAGGGTATGACAATAGAGTACGCATACGGTGACGAAATGACAACGTGGGCTGAACCTGTATTCCAGATGTTAAAGAGCCGTCTGAGGTGCAAGCATAGTTATTTTGACGGTACTGCAAACCCCGACAGCCCCTCACATTACATCAAGCAGTTTATCGACACTGCACCCGATATTTTTTATCAGACTTCAACGATATTTGACAATCCGTATTTGCCCAAACAGTTTGTTGAAAATCTATGTGAGGAATACAAAGGTACTGTTTACTATCAAAGGTACATTCTTGGGAATTGGTCTTTGGCTGAGGGCTTGATATATCCCATGTATGAGCAAGCCATTGAAGAACTGCCCCAAGACTGGAGAACACGTTCAGAACGGTTTGTATTGTCTATCGACTATGGCACACTCAATGCTTTTGCCGCTCTTTTGTGGGCGAAAATTGGTGATGTGTGGTATGCGGTGGACGGTTACTATTATTCGGGCAGAGCCGAACAACGAAACAAGACAGACCAAGATTATGTGAATGATATGATAAGCCAGTTCGGGCAATACGGAAGCGAATGGAGCAGGCTGAAGGTGATTGTCGATCCATCGGCAGCAAGTTTTATCACAGCGTTAAGGAGAACGCATATATTTAGTGTCGTGGAAGCAGATAACGCCGTGAAAGACGGTATCAGAGAAACAGCGGTTGCCATACAGACAGGCAAAATCAAGATAAATCCGAAACTGACATTTTGGAGGCGTGAAATTGAGGGCTATGTGTGGAATGATGATGAAGAACCTGTCAAGGAAAACGACCATGCCATGGACAGCATGAGGTACTTTGTCAAGACGATGAAAGTCATTAAGCCGAAATTGGCATACAAGCCGATTTTATATTGAGAGGTAAATTTGCGATGAAAAAAATAAAAATAATTATGTTGGCAGTGTTGGTGTTGGTTACGGTGGTTGTTTGTTTCGGTGGGTGCACCAAAAGAGCAGGCGAACCCACGAAAGAAATGACACTTATTGATTATGGCAACAGTAGTTATAGAATATATAAGCACGACAAAACCGGAGTTTATTATTTTGCGTATGATGGTGATGGTGTGTGTGTCATGCTGAACCCAGACGGCACGCCGTACACGGGAGGAAATGAAGATGAAAAATAGAAAAGACGATATTGCAGGTAACATCTTAGCTATTGTTATCATACTGCTTTGCATAGGTGGTCTTATTGCTTTTGGATATTCCAATTATTGGATAATCACATCACCGAATATCCCCGACTATGTGAAATGGTGGTATTTTTTGAAATAGGAGTGATTGAATGTTTGTATGTATGAATGATGGTAGCATAAGCGTGACAGATGAAATAATAAAAGAATGCCAAAATTGCAAAAATTGTATATGCAAATTTTTCAACGACCAAATAAAGACTCAAACGAAATTGTCGGAAGTAATGCGATTCAGTATGCACGCAATAGCAGGATATTATGAGGAGTGAAACTTATGAAAGCAACAGTTGAATTTGAAGTGGGTAGTTGTCATGATTGTGTTTTCTCTCGTGAGGAATATCCAGATGATTTAGGTTATGGCGCAGTACGTTATTGTATTTACCCAAAATTAGACGAGCCAAATATACAAAAATATTACAACACAAAGACATTCCCCGAATGGTGTCCGTTGATAAAAAGCGAGGAGAAACAAAAAAACTATCTTTCGGAAGCTATGAGTCAGTCGGCAGACAAAATAATGGAGTGCGTCCGAGAACGGATAGAGCAAGCGTTGAAAGAAGTTTCGGGGCAACAAGATGACGAAATAGCCCGAAAAACAATAGAAAAAATGAAAAGAGTTTATAAAATCAGTGATTTGAAAATTTATCCCGAAAACATTGGAATTTTCGGTGAAAAAATCGAATCCAACGAAGAACAGCTTGAAAAGTTGAAAAAGGACGTTTCCGATTTGCAGACAATGGTAAATCTTTTGCAAAGCTGTATTCACAAATTAGAAACAAAAAGTGTACAAATTTGGTGGTAAGGAGTGATAACCATTAGCGACATTATTACATATCAGGACTTGTTAAAAGTCGGAGACGATGAAACGGAGAGAATGAAGTTTATCCTGAATGCAATCGACAATCATAAACAATCGGATATGTATCAGACCGCAAAGATTGCCGATGAATATGATAGAAAGCTAAATACAACCATCGTCAATTTTGAAAAAACCTTTGTCAATGCAATGGGACAGATTGTGCCCGACAGGTTTTCGCCGAATCACAAAATGCGGAGTAATTTCTATCATCAATTCACTATGCAGCAGGTGCAGTACTTACTGTCCAACGGCGTGAAGTGGCAGAATGACGGCACTTCTGCAAGATTAGGTAAAAAATTTGACAAGGCGCTAAAAAACATAGCCAAAGCGTCACTTGATGGCGGTGTGGCTTATGGCTATTGGAATTTTGACCATCTTGCCGTGTTTAAAGTGGGAGCCTGCACGAATGACCCTGTATTTATGCCGTTGGACGATGAAGAAAACAGTATGATTATGGCAGGAATTAGGTTTTGGCAACTTGATGATAAAAGACCGAAATTTGCTGAACTGTATGAGGTTGATGGAAAAACCGTTTACAAGTTTGAAAGCGGCAAAAAGGGTGAAATCGTCCGAAAAACACCATACAAGCCTATCAAGGTGTATTCCGAGATTTCGGGATATGAGTATAGAGGCGGCGAAAACTATCCTATGCTGCCGATCGTGCCGTTATGGAACACCAACAAGCAAAGTGAGATTGTCGGTATGCGTGAACTGATAGACTGCTATGATTTGATGTCAAACGCATTTGCCAACGAACTTGACGGAGCACAAATCCTCTGGGCACTCAAAGGTGCAGAGGGCATGAATCAAGAGGAGTTAGTGCGGTTTATAGATTTGTTCAAGACAACAGGTATTATTAACCCATCAGACGGTCAGGAAATACAGCCGATACCCGTCAATATCCCATATGAAGCCCGTGAGCGACTTCTGGATCGCATTAAGGCAGACCTGTATTCCAACTACGGAGCAGTGAATATCGAGGAAATTAAGAGTGGTAATGTTGTCAATGCCCAGATCAGGGCGATATTTGACCCGTTGGACAAAAAGACGGACGAATTTGAATACAACGTGACAGACTTCCTTGACAACCTCTTACAAATTGTCGGCATTGAGGACGAAGTGCCGAAATACAAGCGTTCTCTGTTCGTCAATTCTTCTGAGGAATTGCAGAATACACTTCAGTCAAAAGACTATCTCAGCGATGAATACATAACTGAAAGAGTACTCAGCATATTCGGTGACGGAGATGTATATGAGGAAGTACAGAAACAAAAGACTGCTGAGGACATGGAACGTATGGGAGCGATTACAGCACAAACATCAGAAGGCATCGATATAGACGAAACCATTGACAATGCCGAAAAAATCGGGGGGGCAACTTAACGGGGCACAAACTCAAAGTTTGGTTTCAGTTGTTCAGCAATATGCAAGCGGAGCTTTAACGGAAGGTCAGGCGGCAAATATAATCTCAAAGGCTATCGGAGTAACGAGAGACGAAGCACTTGAAATTCTGAAATCTTGATAGGAGAAAATAAAGTGGTGTTTGATAAAAATAAAAAAATCACAAAAGAAGAATATTGTGAAGAATTGGTTAAAGAAATAAAAGGGGTAGACGAAGCAAGGGACTACATATGCAAAAACTTTTCAAGACCGTTTGAATGCTATGTTGAGTATTGCAAACTTGGCAAAATTCGCATGGATTACATTGAGAAGCTGTATAACATTGACAATTCGGAAGAATAGGTGTTAGGCAAATGGCAGACTACGCACACGAGCAAACAGATAAAATGATTGAGCGGCTTGAAGACGAACTACGGAGAGAATACAGCCGAGCAGCAAGAGAAACACAACAGAAACTTAATGACTATCTGAAAGCGTTCCGTCAAAAAGATAAGGAACGTCAGGCACAAGTTGCAAGAGGTGAATTGTCACTTGATGAATATAAGCGTTGGCGGCAAGGGCAAATATTGATGGGTAAGCGTTGGCGAGCCATGCAAAGAACGCTCTCTGAAGATATGCACAACGTCAATGATATTGCTATGAGTATTGTCAGAGGACATCTCCCCGAAGTGTACGCCTTGAACTACAACTGGGGCACTTTCGAGGTTGAAACAAAGACTATGATTGATACATCATACGTTTTGTACGACAGACAAACAGTTGAAAGGCTATTCCGTGAGAATCCTGAGTTGTTGCCTGTCGCTGCACCGAAATCAAAGACAGCTCAACTATTGGCGGCAAATAAGGACCTGAGATGGAATCGGCAACGCATACAGTCAGAGTTATTACAAGGCATATTGCAGGGTGAAGCGATATCAGACATTGCCCGACGTATGCAGAACGTTACAAACAGCAACTACAAAGCGGCGGTCAGGAATGCACGTACAATGTACACAGGTGCACAAAATGCCGGCAGAGTTGACTCGTACAAACGTGCCGAGAAAATGGGAATCGAGATGGAAGAACAGTGGGTAGCAACACTTGACAGCAGAACACGAGATTCACATCGATTACTTGACGGCAAAAGAATAGCAGTCGGTGGTACTTTTCCAAATGGCTGTCGATTTCCGGGAGATCCAAAAGGAAAGCCGGAAGAAGTATATAACTGCAGGTGTACACTTATAAGCAATCCAAAAGGGCTTGAGCATGATTTGAGCGGAAGGAGCCTTGCAAAGCTGGACGGAAAATCTTATGAAGAATGGAAACAAGGGCACTATAAACGAGCCAAAAAGGGCGAGGTGACATAATGGCGGTAAATGTATCAAGAGTAACATTGACGGACAATACGGATTTGGTACGGAGAGCAACGGAAGAAGCAATACAAAGAGCATTGGAGCGTGTCGGACTATTTGTTGAGGGTGAAGCGAAAATTGAGCTTGAAAACGGTTATTCAACAAACGGAAACAAAACCGGTGGATTACGGCAAAGTCCAACAGGTGCACTAAAAAACAGCATAACACACACCGTAAAAGGTCGTACTGTTATAGTTGGGACGAATTTAAAATACGGGATTTACGTTCACGAGGGAACAGGCAAATATAACAGTTCAGGCAGTACAGGCGACAAATATTGGATATTTGTATTAAATGGCAACCAGAGGAGCACAGGTTCGGGAAAACGTTATACATATCAAGAAGCAAGAAGAATAGTCGCTATTATGCGGTCGAAAGGTCTTGACGCACACATGACAAACGGAATGAAACCGAATAGGTTTTTGAGAAATGCCATTATGAATAATCTCGACAGGATAAAAAAAGACGTTGAAAAAACACTAAAAGGAGAACAATGAAAGACGAATTGACGGACGAATATATACAATCAGCCGATAAAATACAGCAACGGATTGATGAACTGAGAGAAAAAACTAAAAAATGCCCATGGTCAGAACTGCCGATGTTGTACAAAAGGATATACAGCCTTGAATCGATGAAACGTGACTGCTTATATACAGTGAAGCAAATGCAGAAATATGTATAAATACTTTCTGTATATTATTGACTTTTTTGTTAAGGAGTGATACACTATCAGTATAAGCAAAAATGCAAAAAATGAAACGCCCATAAGGTGTGATTGTGGAAAAATAATTGCATATAACCGAAATGGACGCATTGAAGTTTTCTGCAAAGAGTGCAAAAAACAAATCCCTATAGTGATATTGCCTCAGCCGTATATTCAATATACTGAGCCCGTGAGCCGTGCTGATGGTATATCCACAATTTAACATTAACTCAGAGCCGTTGAGCCGATTTGACACAAAGTAACGTGTCATATCGGCTCTTTTTGCGTTTTTGCGGTAAATTTCAAATGTCAAAGTAACGACACCGAAGCAAAGGAGAAATAAAGATATGTCAATGACAAGAAATAAATTGAAAGCAATGGGACTGTCAGAAGAGCAGACAGAAAGCGTGATTGAAATGCACGCCGAAACGGTGGACGCCTTAAAAGAAAAGTTGAGAGTTGCAGAAGAAGGCAAAAGCAACGCCGAAAATCTGAAAAATCAGCTTGATGACTTGCAGAAGAAATTGCAAGCAGCCGAGAAATACAAAGAACAGTACGACGACGAGAAAGCAGCACATGACAAGCTGAAAGCCGAGATTGCCGGAAAGGAACAAAAGGCAAAAGAAGATGCCGCATTGTCAAGATACCTGAAAGCAAACGGGTATAAAGACATTGGCATTAAAAAGGTCCTCAAATACGGTGGTTTCAAGCCCGAGTTGGACGATAAGGGCGAAGTCAAGGACGAGGGCGGCAAATTGTTGAACAGTATCGGCGAGGAATGGCACGAATATAAGGAGCAAGTTGTTAAAGAGGGTGCAGGCATGGCAACTCCTCCAACGGGAACACGTTCTTCAAACAATTCATCGTCAACAGGCAGGGCGAAACAGCTTGCACAGCAGTATCACGATAACATATACGGCGTATCGGGTACAGCAAACAACAATACAGGCAAAGGAGAGTAAAAAATGTCATTTACACAGGATAATACAACTGCAAGAGTATATGCACCCGGATATTTTCTTGCAAGTGAAAAATGTGAAAGAAAAACAAGAGAGATTTCGGCAACGGGAGCGGCAACAGCGGCAAACGGCGGCAAATACGTTGCTATGGGTACGATATACCCGTCAAACGATGCAAATGCAGAGGGCATTGTGTACGAAGATGTCGATGTTACAACAGGCAATATGCCGGGTTCGGTAGTTCTGTCGGGTGTGGTTTATGAAAACAGACTTCCACAGGCAGTCGATTCATACAGTTCGGCAACAGTTGCGTCAGGCGGCAACCCAAAGGCACTCGGGCTTTATGAAAGAAGCGGAAGTTCCCCGAATTATGTTTATGCGCTTACAACTGACACAACAGTCGGACAGAGCAAAACGTATTACCAGTATGACGGCAAATTGATTCCGTCAGCCGCAAAAACCGCACTTCAGGGCAAAGGGTTTACATTTGTAACCGAGCCCACAGTGATAAGACCGTAAAGGAGAGATAAAAAATGCCAAAATATGAAGATAACATTTTCGGAATGATTCCAAAAGATGAATGGATTGACGTTGGTTTCAACGTAACCAGACCTAATGACCCAATAGACGGTCTTTTCGGCGACAAGAAAACAGACAATATTGTCGCACAGTGGCAGACCATAGCCAATGAATATCAGATACCGGTTATGGCACAGTTCCACGGCTTTGACACAGAGGCGAACACAACATTCCGCATTCCCGTTGATACACACAACATTGAAAAAGGCTTGATTAAAGTCAAAATCAATCAGTCTGAGAGAATGAGAGAACTGCTGAGAAGCGGTGTAAAGAATGACCAGATGTACGACTATATCATCAATGATGGTATTCGCCTTGCAGACCAGGTATTTACCCGTACCAAAGTTGCCAAGAACGAGCTTATGGCAACCGGACAGGTAACTATCAAAGAAAACAACCTCAATTTGACTGTTGACTACGGTGTGCCTTCCGGCAATAAATCCATTACCCTTGATCTTGGTGTAAACGCCGACTTTTCCGGACAGATTCAGACTATCATTGATACAGCAACAAGTCAGGGTGTTACCATCACCGGCATGATGACTTCCAAAGCAAACATTATCAAAATGAGAAAAAACAAAGGTTTGCAGGCTGACATTTTGGGTACTGCCGGCATTGGTACTTTTATCAAATCCGGCTCTCTCAAAGACTTTTTGGCTGAGGAGTTTGGTATCAATCAAATTATTACCAATGACCTTACATACGGAGCAAGTTCGACCATCGGTACGGACGGCAGACCGTCTATTACAACCGCAAGATATTTTCCCAACAACAAAGTGACATTCTTTGCTACAAATCCGAGCGGCAAATTGGGTGTAGGTCTTTGGGGCGATCCTCCCGAGGTTGATATTGACCGTTTCGGTGCGACTGTCGGTACAGAACCGAGTGTGTCACCATACGTTTACGTAACGCAGTATGCCGAAAAGGATCCGGCGGTCATTTGGACTAAGGCGAGCGGCTTATTTATGCCGGTGCTGTACAATCCGAACAGCCTGTTTATCGCAACGGTAACAGAATGATGATCGGTGAGGTTTGTGCATATCTCCGAAATTACTTTGATTCTAATCAGCCGAAAACTTTCGGAGAAATCACTATTGAAAACGGAAAAATTGTAACGAACTGTCAGCTGAAACCAAATCAATACTTCCGAATCATCGGTAGTACGTCAAATGATGGTGTCTACAAAAATGATGATAATTTGCAGTTGATTGATGAAACATTTGACGGGGCGGTGTGGGCTATGGCTTGCCCGCCCGATTTTATAAGCATTGTTTCAGAAATAGCAGCATATCAGGCAAAATACGGTGCCATTGACAGTTATGCAATGACACCATACACCAGCGAAAACTTTTTCGGAGATTACTCATACAGCAAATCAAGCGGCGGCAATTCCGATACGTCAAAAGACAATTCTGGAACATGGATGGGTGCGTTTGGTGCAAGATTGGCAAAATGGAGGAAGATATGATATGGGTTTAATGGATGAACAAATGGTAGACTGCATAATGCTTGACAAAACAACCGTGTTAGATGGTCGAGGCGGATTTGATAAAGTGTGGGTAGAGGGTGCAACTTTCAAGGCTGCTATCGCTCTTGATACATCTACACAAGCTCAAATAGCACAACAGCAAGGTGTAACGTCACTTTACAAAGTGATAATGCCCAAAGCGGTAAATTTGCAGTATCATGACGTTTTCAAACGGGTTTCAGATGGAAAGATTTTTCGCATTACCTCTGACGGAGATGACAAAGTGACACCGAATGGTGCGTCCATGCAGCTGAGAAAGGTCCTGGCAGAGAAGTACACACTGCCAAGCACGGAGCCTGACAGTTATGGGGGATAAACAATGAAAAGAGTAAATGTTCTGGGTACGAATTATGGAATAAGATTTGCTTCCGAAAAGGAAGACAAAAGACTTGAAGAATTTGACGGCTATATAGATGTTTATTCCAAGCTGATTGTCGTTGAAAATTCAAGAACAGGCAATATCTACGACATAGCCGAACACCGTAAGAAAGTACTCCGTCACGAAATTGTACACGCATTTCTATACGAAAGCGGATTATCGGAAAATTCATCTTCCCCATGTTGTTGGGCTGAGAATGAAGAAATGGTCGATTGGCTTGCTATCCAAGGCGAGAAAATACATCAAGCATGGGAAGAAGCTGAAACTTTAAGTAACGGTGAGCAAGTATGGATAAGCAACAAGCAATAAACAATTTTTGGAATAGCTTCGGTATACTTGCCTATGACGAAAACAGTGTGCCTGATGATGCAAAAATGCCGTACATCACATACAACGTGTCTACTGGTGATTTTGGCGATACGGTCGTAATGTCAGCGTCTGTATGGTATAGGGCTAACTCGTGGACATATCTTGATTTAATGGCAAACAGAATATCAAGTTATATCGGTTACGGCGGTATAACCATACCGATTGACAACGGTATGATATGGATAAAAAGGTCGTCGCCATTTTCACAACGAATGAGCGATGACGGAGAAGTAAAAAGAACACTGCTGACAATAGCAGCGGAATATTTAACACAGGAGTGAGAAAGATGAAATATACACAAGTTCCTCTTTCAGTATTTGCGGAAATGCAGTTTAATGCAGGAATACTTGTAAGAGGTTTTAACCCCTCAACGGGAACATTTACCGAAATTATCGGTGCAACATCAGGAGGATTTACCATAAGTGCAGTTCCGACCTTTAAAGATATGGGTGACGGGATTGACAATATGCCTCTGAATATGAAAGAGCTGAAAACTATCGACCATTGGGAAGTGAAAGCATCGGGAACATTTGTAAGTGTTACACCGGCACTTCTCAAAATGCTTGCAGCTGCCGCAGGCATTACAGGCGAAACATACGTTTTAACATCTGATACCGCAATTAACTCAACCAAAAAATATTATACACGCTCAGGCACGGATCCGAACTATACTTACACCCTTGTTGCTTCACCGGTGGCAAGCAGCCTTTCAAGCTATTATGAACAGTCAGCAAGCATGATAAAAATAACACCGAGTTCTGAGATTGAAGATGCCGATTTTGAAGATATTACATGGATTGGCGATTACTCAAGAAAGAACGGTGAAACAAACGGCGGTATGCTTGCTGCAACAATCAAAAATGCACTTAACACAAACGGTATCAACATCAAGTCGAATGACAAGGGCAGAGGCGAGTACAGTTTTGACTTTATGGGACATTACAGCATTACTTCACCTGATGTCGTACCGCTTGAAGCATACATCAAGGCAGGAACGGACGAACCGGCAGCATAATCGGAGGTAAAACATGAGAAGATTGTCAGATATTCCCGAAGACGAGGCGTTTGAACTGATGGCTGAAATTGGCGGCGATATTTCAGCGATACAGACTATTCCGGAAAACATAGAAATCGCCAAAAACAAGGAACTTGCCGAAAAAGAAAGGCAGAAACTGATTATTGCAAATATTTTCAAGTATGCCAAAACAGAACTTAAAAGGGTTCTGCTTGCGGTTGATGATACACCTATCACGGCAGCCAATTTGTATATGAGGACACTCACACTGATGGCTGATATCAATTCGGGCGGTGTAATCGGAAATTTTTCCGATTCTTCGGAGCAGACAAAGACAGATTAAAACTGTTTTATCGCTGCTACGGAGATTATCAGGGAAACAGAAAGAACTTAAAAGCATTCATGCACTATGCCGTTGCGAAATTGGACGAGCAAAAGGAAACAACGGCATATCGTGTATATGTCACTGATTGTTTGTATTACTCAGGAATGGCAGATGTAAAAGAGCGTTTCTGGGATTGGATACACAAAAAGCCACAATCAAAAGACACACGTACAGGTGATGAAATAGCGTTTGATATTATCAAGCGAATGGGATTAAAAGCAAAGGGCGGTGAGAAATAATGGCAGACAGTATAAATATAATGAGCTTGCAATCGGAGCTGACACTCAATGATGAACAGTTTCAGCAAGGTCTTGTAGATACACAAGAAAGTATGCAAGAAATAGCAGAAACGGCAGAACAAACAGGTGAACGAATCCGAGAGGGCTTAAAGCCCGGAAGCGAATACCGCAGAGATGTAATGCTTTTGGCTCAGGAGTATAAAAGACAGGGAATGTCCATGTCGGAAGCTATGTCAAAAGCATATCAGGACATCGACAAAAGCTTATATGACTTTACTCAAGATGCAAGAGAAAGCAACGAAGAAGTTTCCGAAAGCTCAAGACGTTCATCGCAGGAATTTTCTTCAAATTGGACAAAAGCACTTGAAAACATCGGGAGTATTGCTCAAAGTGCATTTTCTGTAATGGGTAAAGTTACTCTTGCGGGATTGGGAGCCGCTGCAACAGGAATCGGAGCATTAGTTAAGCAGGCAGTGAGCTCATACGGAGAATATGAGCAGCTCGTAGGCGGTGCAGAAACACTTTTTGGTGACGCTTCTGATACCGTTATCGAGAATGCACAAAAAGCCTTTTCTACCGCTCAGATGTCCGCAAATGATTATTTACAGACGGTTACAAGTTTTTCGGCAAGTCTGATTCAGGGCTTGACGAAATCATCAAATAAGCTGTCACAAGAGGAAGTCGAGCAAAGGCAGAATGCACTTGATGAACAGCTTGAAATGCAGTCTGATTATTACGATGATGTCTATGACGAGCAGAAAAAAGCCTATGACAATCAATACAATCTGCTGAAAAATGCGGTTGACGAGGAAATTGAAGCAGTCCAGAAAGCCAACAACAAGAAACTTGACGAACTCCGAGAGGCTCACGACAAAGAGATTGACGACTATGAAAAGCTGACAGATCAGAAAATAGCCTTAATCAATGAGGAATATACTGAAAGTATAAAACTGATTGACAAAGAAGAATATGACCGTATCAAGTCAATCGACGCACAAATAGCCAAAATCAACGAGCAGGCAGAGGCAGAGAAAAAGGCTGTCGAACAGGAAGAACAAGCAAAAAAGATAGCAGAGTTGGAGTATCAGGCTGAAAACGCAAAGACAGCGTCCAAAAGGCGAAAAGCAGCTGATGAACTTGAAACCTATCTCGCACAACTTGAAAAGAAATCGAACGATGAAAAGCGTAAGGCACAAATCGAGGACCTTAAAAGTCAAAAAGAGAATATCAAGGACGAGGCAAAAGCCAAGCGAGAGGCGGCAAAAGAGGAAAAGGACACCAGAGTGCAGGCAGTCAAAGACAGCCGCTCCGAAGAACTCAAAGCTATTAAGAAAGCTCAAAAGGAGCAGGAAAACGCCCTCAAAGAACAAAATGACAAGGAATTGAAACTTTTCAGACAGGCAAAAAATGAGGAATTGTCAGCCCTCAAAGAGAGCAACAATGAAAAGTTATCCGAACTCAAAAAGCATAACTCAAAAGCCCTGAAAGAATTGCAAGCGTCCATCAAGGAACAGAAAAAGGCATTGGAAAGTGGCATTGATGATACTGTTGACAGCACTGTCAATATGTCGGAAGTATATGCTCAGGCTGCGAAAACGGCAGACATGGCTATTATCGACATGGCGGATAACGCTAACAAAATGGGAACATCAATGGAGGCTATCCAAAACGCTTATAACGGTTTTGCCAAAGATAACTACACAATGCTGGACAATTTGAAGCTTGGTTTTGGTGGAACAAAAACCGAAATGCAAAGGCTTATCGAAAAAGCAGCAAAGTTAGATACAAGCGTCAAGAAAAACGACTTGTCTTTTGCAAATGTTGTCAAAGCAATACACGCAGTGCAAAAAGAGATATACATTTCAGGTATTTCTATGGAGGAATACACTCAAATAGTTGAAAGCGGTGTGATGTCGCAGGAGGACGCTTACAAACTGTTGGGAACTTCTGCCAAAGAAGGAGCAACAACACTGCAAGGATCGTTGGCGATGACAAAAGCAGCGTGGGATAATCTGTTGACAGGCATGGCAGATCCAAACGCAGATTTCGAGCGGTTAATGGACAATCTTGTTGAGAGCGTAAGCGCCGCTCTCGGAAACATTACGCCTATTGTCGAAAGAGCGTTTAAAAGTTTGGGCGATTTTATTTCAAAAGTAGCACCGATAATAGCTGAAAAATTGCCCGAATTGGTACAGCAATTACTCCCCGATTTAGTCAATACAGCCTATGATTTGTTGGCAGGATTGGCAGAAGCATTACCAGGACTATTCCCCGTACTTGTTGAAACTGCATGGCAGCTATTCAATGAAATAACTGATAAAATAAGTGAAAAAATCCCCGTTTTAGAACCTATATTTGATGTGCTGAAATCAGCCTTGTCTTTGATAGGTGAAGTAGCCGAAAGTGCCGGCAGAGGATTACAAGCAATTTGGGACAATTTTCTGTCAAAGGTCGTTGGGGTTGCTTGGGATATATTCAGCGGATTTTTAAAAGGTCTTGCAGACGTTCTTGACAGAATTTCAAAAAATCAAAAAGCAGTAGATTACCTTACTACTGTTGTTGGTTCAATCTTGGGAATAGTGGCAGCAGCCAAAACTTTAATCGGGGTAATTGGTCTTGTTAAATCAGCAATAGAGGCGGTCAGTGTTGCCGGAGGTGTCGCAAATGCAATTTTTGCGGCTAATCCGATTGGTCTTATTATAACCGCTATCGGTGCGTTAATCGCTGTAGTAATCGAAGTTATAACATATTGGGATTATCTTGTTTTGATATGGGATACATTTGTCGATGAATGGCAAAGGGGAATTAATGCTATTGGTAAATGGCTTTCTGACTTGTGGGAGGACATAAAACAAACTTTCCAAAATATCGGTCAATGGTTCAGCGACAGGTTTACAGAAGCGTGGGAAGGTATAAAAGGTGCTTTTAAAAACGTTGGTAAGTTTTTTTCTGATTTGTGGAATGATATTGTATCGGGCTTTTCTGAAATCGGCACAAAAGTAGCAGACGCAATAGGTGGAGCTTTTAAAACTGCTATCAATGCGGTTATATGGACGGTTGAGGGTGCATTAAACCTTATTCCAAACGCTGTAAACGGTGCAATAGGCTTGATAAACAAAATGCCTGGTGTGAATATATCAACCATACCGACAGTTACACTTCCAAGACTTGCACAAGGCGGTGTACTAAAAAAAGGACAAGTCGGTTATTTGGAGGGTGACGGCGATGAAGCGGTTGTTCCGCTTTCACAGAATACAGACTGGATTGACAAAGTCGCTGACAAAATAAATCAAAAATCAGAAAGTCAAGTCGTATACAATTTTTACTTCAACATTGACAACGTAAGCGGCAATCGAGATGACCTTGAAGATAATGCCGAAATGCTCATGCAGATATTCACAGAAAAAATGTCACGAATGGGGGCGGTGTTTAGGTGAGTGCTATAAACTGGCTCAGGTTCAGGAACTTTGACAGTCGTGATCATAATGTGTATGTACGGAAAAAGAACGTGTTTGACAGTGCAGGACGTGACTTGACTTTCATTCATGTCCCCGGGCGTGACAGTGATATCGTTATCGATAATGGCGGATATAAAAATCTTCCGATTGAATATGAAGTGACACTTCTTTCAACGCAGTTTAGCGAAATAACCAAAAACGAGAATTTTTTCTATTCTCTCGAAGATATGAAACGGTTATTGATAGAGGACGGCAATTACTATAACCTGTATGACAGTTACACTCCGAACTATTATAAAAAAGCCTGTCTGAACGGTGGTTTATCGATTGAACAACCTCATTGGTCAGTTGGGAAGTTTACGTTAAAGTTCAGTTGTAAGCCGTTCAAATACAGATTTGACGGTGATGATGTACAGACAATAACAACAAAAGGCACACGCCTTTACAATTCTGAACCCTATGAAAGTTTGCCTTACTTCAAAATTTACGGTAACGGCGATTTATCTCTTGTAATCAACGGTTCAATTTATGACTTCAAAAACGTTTCGGGATATGTCGAGTGTGATTCTGAGATGATGAATGTTTATAAAGGAACTACTAATAAAAACTCCGATTTTTCGTCAAATAAATTTCCTAAAATGTTTGTTGGTTCAAATACAATCGATTGGAGCGGTGACGTGTCACGAATTGATGTTATTCCGAGATGGAGGACAAAAATATGATACCGGTTCTTTATGAGAGTTTACTGTACAAAGAGGTAAACGGTGAAACTGTCGAAACGACATTTAATCATGGCGGCATCGGATTTTTGAAAGACTGCATAAAATGTACCGTCACGGAAGAATTGAACGGCATTTATGAAACGGAGTTTACATATCCGATAACAGGGCAGCACTACAGCGAAATAACAGCCGACAGAATAGTAAAGGCAAAAGCAAATGAAACGTCTGAACTGCAACTTTTCAGGATTTACAAAGATTCAAAGCCAATCAATGGCATTGTCAAGTTTTACGGTCAGCATATATCGTATGATCTGAATGGTAATGATGTGACACCGTTTAAAATAACATCGGACACAAATGCTACTACGGTTTTGAACGGTATACTTGAACACTGCTATTATAATCACCGCTTTACAGCGGTTAGTTATACGGGTTCTTCTTGCAAATTTGAAGTCAAAACGCCTGTATCTGCAAGGAAATGTTTTGGAGGCATGGAAGGTTCGGTTTTGGACAGGATTCACGGAGAATTTGAATTTGATAATTTTACCATAAAGCATTATAACAGCAGAGGACAGGATAATGGCGTTGTTATCCAGTACGGCAAAAACCTCACGGATATCAAAGCGGATAAAAGCATAGCAGATGTATATACAAGCATTTATCCTTACGCACTTGATGAAGACGGCGAATATTATGAACTTCCCGAAAAGGTTATTGAATTACAGTCAAGTTCCAATTACGGAGCACCGAGAATGTTACCGCTTGACTTGTCAAATAAATTTGACAGTGAAACGATGATAACGGCAACACTGTTACGGCAGTATGCAAATGAATTTATCAGTAATAACAGCATTGATGAAATTCAGCAAAATATCAAAGTGTCATTTGTGCAGTTATGGCAGAGCAAGGAATATGAAACGATCGCACTTCTCGAACGTGTCAAGCTCGGTGATATCGTAACAGTCAAATATCCGAAGTTAGGCGTATCGGTCAAGGCAAAAGTTATTAAAACCGTTTACGATGTGCTTAACGAAAAATATATAGAAATAGAACTGGGACAATCAAAAAATAATTTTGCAAACACATTAAATGAAGTCCATTCCGAATTCCAAACGATGTCCGATTTTATGAGAACGCAGCCATCACTTATGGAAAAAGCTATTGCACACGCTACAGAGCGAATAACAGGCGGATTAGGCGGCTATGTTATCATCGGTCAAGACACTCAAACGGGTTATCCCGAAGAAATACTGATAATGGATACTCCTGATAAAACAACAGCTACAAATGTTTGGCGGTTTAACAGCGGCGGTCTTGGACACAGTCACAGTGGCTATAATGGACCTTTTGATGATATAGCATTGACAGATGATGGTCAAATAAATGCAAATATGATAACTACAGGCATTTTGAATGCCGATTTGATTCGTGCAGGAGTTATCAGAGATTTGCAAAATAAAAATTACTGGAATTTGGCTACAGGTGAGTTTCATTTGTCGGGGGACGTTGCGGATAATGTTCTTGACGATTTGACACAACAGCAGCTTTTTAACAAATTGACAAACAACAGTGCCAATCAAGGAATATATCTGCAAAATGGGTATTTGATGATAAATGCCTCATATATACAAACCGGAAATCTGTCTGCTGACCGTATAACAACGGGCAGCATGAGTGCGAATAGAATCACAACAGGAACGCTTGATGCGAGTCAGGTCAATGTTACAAATTTGAATGCAAGCAATATCACGTCAGGCACAATAGATGCAAGTCAAATCAATGTTATAAATCTTGATGCGGATGCTATTACATCAGGTGAAATAAGTGCCAATAGGATAACATCGGGTATTTTGCAGTCAAGCGGTGGTAATTCGTTCTTTAACTTGGGAACGGGCACCATCGGTTTTAATCTTCCTAATGGTACTAAAATGAGGTTGTCGGCGGCTACAGGTTTGAGAATGCTTGACAGCAGTGACAACGAGATAGCAGCACTTACAGCAACGCTTTACAATAACGATCCATACAGTCAAATCGTTGCTGATTATGGAGAGTTTAAAGCCCTCAGAATACACAGCCTTGACAATACAAGGGTATCAATCGTAAACATTGCAAACGATAACTCACTATTTGCGGTCAATGGCTTATCTTCTGACAGCATATCCATAAAATCTGATAATACATCAAGTAATATTGGCTCGTGGATAAAGAATGCACAAAATAAATCGGTTTTAACTACTGATATCGCAAACATAGAAACAGCCAACATTACAAACATAACCGTAAACAATTCCACTAATCAAGGCACACTTGGTTGGTGGGCCGTAACAGACAGTTTAGGAAATCAATTCTACCTTTTAGGATATAGATAAGGAGTAATTCAAAATGGAACTTACCAAAACCGACATACATAACCTTTTGATTTTTCTCAAACGAACAACCATGCAGGGAACGGAAGTGCCTGTATATAATCAGCTTACATCAAAACTTGAAACCATGCTGAATACTCCCGAAAAAGAGGTGCAGAACGAATGATTCTTACAACACAAAAAGGCAGAACGCTATCTGTAGTGATATCCGTTGAGGACGCTGATGGAGATACATACACTTTGCAGACAGGCGATAAAATCCGTTTCGGCGTGAGGGCGGTATCGGGCGGCAGTAAACTGATTTATAAGGAACTTACATCAGAGGACGAAGTTGACGGCGAGTATCCGCTTACGCTCACTCCCGAAAATACCAATATCATACCAAACAGATATTTGTATGATGTCAGTTTGCAGACTTCAAGCGGTGAATTATATGACATCGTGCCAGCCGATTACTTCATTGTGAAAGATTCCGTGACTTATAAGGGGGATACAGCATGATGAATTTAAAAGGCAGAATTGCCGCACCGATACGCATACAAGGCAAAATCGGCAAAGCGTTACCAACTTTTACCGTAACATTCAAGGACGGCTATAACGCTTTGCAACAAGTGCAGGTAAAGCAGGGCGGAACGGCAGTTTATAACGGCACCGTTCCCCCGAAAGACGGAAATGAATTTTTAGGCTGGTCAAGCTATTACTACTCAAATCCAATAGTTGATTCTGGTGATGGCGTTTACCCACAGCAGATAACCAATGTGCAGGAAAATATCGAACGTTATGCGGTATACAGCGACAAAAGAATTATCCACGACAGCTGGGACGTTATTTCACAGCGTTCATTAGCAGGAACGGCACAAAATTATTATCATGTCGGGGACAGAAAAAAGATACTTATTCAAGGCGATGTAGGCACAACACACTTATATAAGGACGTATATGTTACCATATTGGGATTTGACCACAACAGCGAATTTGAAAATGCCGGAATTACTTTCGGCTGTTTCAAAGATACGAGCAACAGAGATATTTGTTTTATAGACGGTCAATATTCAAATGGCAATTATGGTTCAGGGTTCGATGATGGAACAAAAACATTTAATATGAACCATTGGGGAGGTTATAATTACGGCGGTTGGGCTGGTTGTGATTTGAGATATGACATATTGGGAAGTACTGATGTTGCACCAAGTGGATATGGAGCAATCCCCGATTCTTCAAGAATCGGTTATGACGCTACGTCAACGTGTGCGACAAATCCTGTTGCAAATACTTTCATGTCATGTTTGCCGTCCGATTTGAGGGCGGTCATGAAGCCGATAGTAAAATATACGGATAATACAGGAGGAAGTGCAGGGTGGACACCTGTTACAGCTATAACGGATTATTTGCCGCTGATATCAGAGGCTGAAATATTTGGTAGTGCAAGCTATTCAAACGGCAGTAAACAAGAACAGTATGCCTATTTTGCCGATACTTCAAACGACAGATTTAAATATAAGCATAATTTAACCTCTCTTGCACACTGGTTACTGCGTTCTCCCGACTGGAACTCCAGAAATGCTTTTTGCTATATAATGTCCAGTGGAACCCCCACGGGCGGGTCCCCTTACGCTTTGCTCAATAGATGTGGTGCAAATATGTCATATGGCATTTCACCTGTATTTTTGGTTTAAAGGAGTGAATTTTTATGATAAATATTTTGGGTATGAATTTTCCCGATGACACAAGCATTGACATCGGGAGCATGAAAGTAAATAAAACAAATGATTGTCTGATTTTAGCAGGTACAGACATAGACAAGCTCGATTCCGTTTTGACGAGAAGTGTCTGCATAGGCACTTACAATGCTGATAGGTTTTCGTTTGATTCGGGCGATATTGCGTTTGCACCCGACGTTTCAAGATTGTTTATGTACGAAAGCGCAACAGATACTTGGTATGAACAGGAGATATAAACATGAGAAACAGTTTTTTTAAATATCTTCTTTTGAGGGGAGGAAATGCGGCAAGCCGTGCCGAACTCGAAACGGAAATTTTGCCGTATACTTTTTATACGCAGCCGAAAACCTTAAAAAATTACCGCATTTACGGAAATACAGAAAACGGTCAGAGCGTGGGAGATAAAACGGCAAATTTTTTTAACGGCGACTGGCAACAGGGCGGTATCAACTCTGACGGATACGAAACGGTAAACGACAAAAGAGTGCGTAGTCCTATTTTCAATATTGTAAGCCAAAAAACATATACATTTAATTCTAATTTGTATATTGCAACCGTTTACGGATTCTATTATGATGGTAGCACTTTAACCCGAGAAAAACTGCTTTACAATAACAGCAGCGGAGCTGCTCCGGTCACAATAGATGTTCCGCTAAATGTAAATCGCATCAAAATAGCACTAAAAACAGTTGAAAATGCCGTTATTACACCGTCTGATGTAAAGTGGCTCATGTTGAACGAGGGTTCAACGGCTCTTCCATACGAACCATATGGATATAAAATTCCCGTTGTCGTAAACGAACAAACTACAAACATCTATCTTGATGAACCACTTGCAAAATCGGGTGAAAATGCCGATTATATCGAATATAAAACCCAAAAACGATATAATGTTGACGGTACATCTGAAGATGTTGCTTTGCCTGAAATTACTGTATTCGACGATGAAAACGAAATTTCGATCGATACAACTGTACAGCCGTCAAAAGTGTATATTCAGGGGAAAATTTCCGAAATTCCGTCTGTTTCACAATCTTTACAGTCAAGTCCGCAGACTCTTAATTTACAGCCGCTTTCGCTTGATGTCATGCCAATCGACAGGTCTGAATTTCAGATAAACGACATTTCGGAAGTGCCTGTTGAAGATGAAAATTCCGTTGAAGAAATACCCGAAACGGAAAATTTTGAAACGTCAGGAGATGAAGAAAATGCAGAGTAAAGAATTTCAGATGATTGTATCGGCGGCGTTTGCAGGCTTGATGTACTATCTCGGAATCGTTTCAATCCCGATAATCATATTGATTTGTGCAATGATAATCGACTATGCAACGGGCATGACAGCGGCTTTTTACAATGCCGAGCTTTCGTCAAAGAAAGGCATTAAGGGCATTATAAAGAAAGTCGGATATCTCGCATTGGTTGCCGCCGCAATGATATTGGACTGGCTTATTTCTCAAGGTTTACAGCAAATCAACGTAAATATGAATTACAGTGTATTTTTTGCGGTATTGGTTGCGGTGTGGCTGATTATCAATGAATTGATAAGCGTACTTGAAAATCTTTCCCGAATGGGCGTACCCATTCCGAATTTTCTGAAAAATTTGATAAACAGACTTAAAACAACTGTTGACGAAAGCGAGGAGAAATCAAAATGACGGATAAAGAGAAATTCATTGACAAGGCTCAATCTTATGTCGGTTGTACCGGTTATGATATTTGTGTTCGTGAAATCGGATTTAACTATGTAGACCATTGGTGTGCATATTTTGTGTCACTTGTTATGAAAAAATTGGGATATGTCGGAAAATACATTGTTCCAAATCCGCCAAAAGATGTAATTGGCGGTGCAGGTGACATTCCCCGATATTCTGACGGTGTTTATGGTATATGGTTCAAAAAAGGTGAAAAAGTACCTCAGGCAGGGGACTTGTTTTTTATGAGGTATGAAGATTACCCGAGCAAAGACAAGTATTTCTGTGACCATGTAGGAGTAGTCAAAAATGTTTCGGGTGGCGTTATCACGACCATAGAGGGCAACGTTGACGGCATTAACAGAAACTGGGCGAGAACATCAACTTGCAAGAATAAAACACGTTATATGAGTGACTATTCAATGTATGCTTTTTACCGTCCGAATTGGCAGACCGAAACAAAATCAACTTCAACTGCAACCCAAAAAGAGATAGAAATTTATCAGTTGAATCAGTCGGTGAAAGTAGATTATCCTGTTGTGGTGACGGCAACCGACGGCTTGAACATAAGACAAGGTGCAGGGACTTCATTCAATGTACTTGGTGAAGTACCATGCAATGCACTTTTGAGGGTGACACACTGGACATCAGGCGGTGAATACAAATGGGGCTTGATTGAATACGACGGCATAACGGGCTGGATTGCCCTTGATTATACACGCAAAGTTAGTGTTGAACAGCTTGCTCATGAAGTGATACAAGGCAAGTGGGGCAACGGTCAGGAACGCAAAGACAGACTCGGAACATTGTATGACTATGTGCAAAGTGAAGTTAATCGAATGTATAAAAAAAATGCGAATTGGTGAAAATATGGATAAAAATGAAAATTTGAATGTGCCGTATATCGTGTATGAATCTGAAATGTCGAGAGCCGAAAGGCACATCAAAAGATTGTGGATTGCCTTGATAATTGCAGTGATATCAATAGTATTATGTAATGTGTCATGGTTATTATACATAAATCAGTACGATTTTGAAGATTACGAATACACACAGGACGGCATGGGAGTAAATATCATCGGTAATAGTAACGGAGTTGATTATTATGAGCCAGAGGTTGACAGTAAAGAAAAGAACCAAAAAGAATAGGACCACAGCAAAAGGTAAAGCAACGAGGAAACACTAATGAGAATTGAAGATGTTTCAAATTCCGAATTATCGAGATTGATTGATGAGTGGATACGTGGCAGGAATGCTGTACGAAACAGAGAAATCTTGAAATTACGGCTTATTGACGGAATGACATACAGCGATTTGGCTGAAAAATTCGGACTGAGCTTTCAGAGAATAACGGCGATAGTTTACAAAGAACAAGATAAAATTTTCAGGCATTTTGAGTAGTAAAAAGATAGTAAAAAACAAGGTATTGACTTGATTGTCAATGCCTTGTTTTTATCTTACAATAAAATCAAAGGTGACGAAAATGTATATAAAATCGAACATAAACCCTCAAAATAAACAAGTCGGCGATTGCGTTATCAGGGCAATATCAACCGCCTTAAATCAAGAGTGGGAACGCACGTATGTTGAATTGGCGATACAAGGATTTATGATGTCGGATATGCCGTCAAGTGATAGTGTGTGGAATGAGTATCTGAAATCAAAGGGATTGAAACGATATATCGTGCCTGATACTTGCCCCGATTGCTATACCGTACGGCAATTTGCTGAAGATCATCAAAAAGGAAAATATATAGTTTTTGTTGGTCAACACGTTGTCGCAGTGATAGACGGCAATTACATAGACACATGGGACAGTGGCGACAGAGTACCAATATACTATTGGGAGGTAAATGATGGCATACAATAATTTTTATCCTACGGCATATCAAAATTATTATCCGCAATATCAACAATATCAGAACTTTCAGCAAATGCCGCAACAGATACCGCAAATGAACAATTTACAAAATGGAAACAGTTCACAAATGCAGATACAAAATGGCGGTTTTGTGTCAGTGCATAGTATACAAGAGGCTTTTAATTATCCTGTCGCTCCTGGGAACTCAGTGACATTTAAAGATGAAAATTCCCCTTACATTTATGTAAAAACCAAGGGATTTTCACAACTCGAAGAGCCCGTATTTAAAAAGTTTCGTCTTATCGAGGAAAGCGACACACAACCGCAGGAAAGCACTACAACGGTAACAGAGCAAGCGGCGAATTATGCCGATTTTGCCAAGCGAGCAGATGTAACGGCATTGTGGAGCGAGATAGAGATGTTAAAAAAGCAAATTGCAGATATAACAGCAAAACCCGACAGGGCAAAGAAGAAAGAGAGTGGTGCAGATGTTTAACCCTATGCAGATGATACAGATGTTTAACCAGTTTAAGAGTAGCCCTATGCAGATGTTGTCACAATTTGGTGTACCTCAAAATATGAATAATCCGAGTCAGATTATACAGCACTTGATGAACTCAGGGAAAATGTCACAGCAGCAGTTTAACCAACTGCAACAAATGGCAGGACAATTACAGAACAACCCTCAATTTAAACAGATGTTTAAATAATTTTAAAAGGCAAATTTAAACTTTTAAATATGATTTTTGCAAACTTTTTCAAATTTACAGCAACTGTTTTTAATTTTTGCAAACTATTTGAATGTTAAAGCCAGTGCACGGGCTTGAAACATAAATTTTAAATCGAAAGGATTTTGAAAATGGCAATTACAGATGAAAACAACGGTACAGGTATGGTTATGCCGGTTCAGCCTCTCGGCGGCTATGGCTACGGTGGCGGAAACAATGGCGGCTTTGGCTGGGGCAGTGATTGGATTATTTTGTTCCTCTTTGCTATGATGTTCGGCGGTTGGGGCGGTGGCTTCGGCGGCGGTTTTGGCGGTTACGGCAATATGATGTTGGGTTATGACTTCCCGTGGCTCTTGAACGGTCAGAACGGTATCAATACCAACGTAAATGACGGTTTCCGCACGGCTCAGCTTTCCGACAGTGTAACAAGCGTGAGAGATGGTATCGCAGAGCTGTCTACACAGATTTGCGGCGGCTTTGGTGATACTCAGATGGCACTTGCTAACGGTTTTGCAAACGTCAACACCAATGTTTCAAACGGCTTTGCAGGGGTAAACCTTGGCATTGCAAACGGAACGGCAGCTATCCAGAATAGCCTTTGCAACGGCTTTAACGGGGTTCAGCAGTCGGTAAGCGGTGCACAGAATGCACTTGCACAGCAGATGTACACCAATCAAATTTCAGACCTTGAACGTTCTTTTGCCGCACAGACCGCAAACACACAGGGATTGACGAACATTTCCGCACAGCTTGCAAATTGTTGTTGTGAAAACAGAGCGGCAACGAATGATGTCAAGTACACGATAGCAACAGAAGCTTGCAACACAAGGGCGGCTAATACAGCCAACACACAGGCTATTCTTGATAAATTGTGTCAACTTGAACTTGATAACTACAAAACTCAGGTTGAGGCTAAAAACGATACTATCGCACAGCTCCGCAGTCAGCTCCAGTTTGCTAATATGCAGGCATCACAGGTTGACCAGACTGCACAGATAAGAGCAAACAATGCGACAGTCGCAAATCAGCTTGTTTCGGAACTCCGTTCATGTCCGATTCCGGCACAGCCTGTTTACGGTAATCAGCCGATATTTACTTGTCCTCAGACGGTAAATTCCTGCGGCTGTGGATGTGGAGCGTAAGGCGGTGACGATATGGCAGCAGAATATTTAGCTAATGCAATACAGGCAGTATCACTTAATGCACCTGTCATTTTTACAGCTTCTATCCCGTGCCGTAAGGGCTACGTCTATCACGAAAACGAAACGGGAGTTTTTATACTGCGCGGCATAACAAATCAGTGTTTTGCAACATATCAGGTGACTTTTAACGGTAACATTGCAATTCCCGACGGCGGTACAGCCGGATCAATAGCAGTTGCTATCACTATCAACGGTGAGCCGAGATTGACAAGCAGAGCGATTATCACACCTGCGGCGGTTGACGAGTACGGCAATGTAACATCAACGGCAATCATCAAAGTCCCGAGAGGTTGTTGCTTCTCACTGTCGATTGAGAGTGTACCTGCTACAACAGACCCGACCGTTACCCCTGCCCCCGTGATAAATGTACAAAACGCAAACCTTGTTATTTCAAGAATAGCATAAGAGGTGAAACAAAATGAAATCATATGAAAAAATAAAAGAAATGCTGTGTGAAGAGCTTGATAATATTGCCAAAAAAGGCGAGTTGACAGCAGGAAGTCTTGACACGGTAGATAAGCTCACACACGCCATTAAAAGCCTTGAAACAATCATAGCTATGAATGAATATAGTGAAGACGGATATTCTAACCGTGGCAGTTATGACGGCAATATGAACGGAAACAGCTATGCAAGAAGATATACTCGTGAGGGCGGTAACAGTTACGCAAGATATGGAAATGTCCGCCGTGACCGCATGGGAAGATACAGCCGTGATGAAGCAAATGATGAAATTATCAGCAGATTGCACGAAGTTATGGAAGAAGCTCAGAACGAGCAGACAAAACAGGAAATACGCAAGCTTATAAACAAAATGGAAAATATGTGAGGAGTGACGGCTCTTGATAACTGAAAATGACTTATTAGAGGCTATTGCGGAATGTCAAGGGCAACGCAACCCGTCATCTCAAACTTGTATCAAGTTAGCGGCATACTATACAATTCTGAACAATTTACATCAAACGTCCGACATACCCGTATCTCATGGCGGTTACAGCTACTCTCCCCCGAACACCGAAAACACCGTTGAATACACATCAAGCACGGATTTTGCGAAAATCATCAACGGCAAGTCGGCTATAGCAATGTGGGAGATTGTTGACGAGTTAATGTCAGCGTTGATGTATCTAAACCCCAAATTGTACAATGATGCCATGCGTAAATTTTCGGCATAAAAAAATCCCCCGATTGTAACAAATCGGGGGATTTTGACACATAAAAAACTTTGCAAGCGTGTGCATTTTTACTTTTAGTGTACACAAAAATGCACATATATTTTTAAAAATGCTGATATAATCGCATTTTTAAGATATATTCAACGGGTTCGAATCCCTTGTCCTCCGCCAAAAGAAAAACCGCATTGTTACTGAAAAATCAGTGATAATGCGTTTTTTTATTGATTTAAGATTTTAATTTTTTGGAATAATTTTTAACATTTTAAAACAATTTTCAATATTTTATAACCCAAACTGCACACAAAAATTCACATGATATATACCAAAAAATCAGCCTTATTCTATCAGGCTGTCGAAAAAATTATTTATCTTGTCATCGACCATTTTCTTTTCATCTTCAAATGTAAACTGATAAATTTTATCCATCGTATTGATATCGTCCCAACCTCCTCTTTCCATAGCATATTTTGTCGGTATGCCTAAATATGCCATGATGGAGGCATTCAGGTGTCGCAGATCGTGCAGTCTGATATCGGGTATGTTATTTGCCTTACATACCGCATGGAGTCTGTTCCGTGCGACTTTCATCGTTACGGTCACGATCGGAGCGGATTTGTTACCGACATTGTTGTCGGTTGCAAGTTTGTCTGCAAGGACCTGTGGAATTGTAAAATCACGCTTGCTTTCAGTAGTTTTTGTCTGTTTGCGTACCTTGTTCCCATCTTCATCGATGACCAGTGCGGTTTTTATGTATATCCTGCGTTTCTCCGGATCGTAATTGCCCCATGTCAATCCTGCAATTTCCGAAGCTCTCAGACCGCCGCACATGGCAAGTAACAGCGGTATCCCCCATTCGTCCGGCTCTTGTACGATAGCCTTGAACAGTGTTATCGTTTCGGATAACGTCAGCTTTTGGACTTCGAACTTTTCCTTTTGCGGTAGTGTCAGGCAGTCCAAAGATAAATGCGGTGCATACATTTTCAGCACAGATTTGACAAGCCCGATTTCATTTTGTATCGTCTTGGAAGATTTAACATTGACTTCGGCATTGATAGCTGCTTGAATGCTGCTTGCGGTCAGTTTGTTCATTTTTGTATTCATGATTTGTGGAAATGCGTTTCGCTGAATTGTCCGATAGCCTACAATGGTTGTCGGTGAAATCGTGCCGCCTTTAAATTTTATATAACTGTCAATACCCTCCGAAAGTGTCATAGCAGATGAATCTTTTGCCGTTTCTTTGTGGCGTGCCTTGAACTCTGCCGCCAAAAATTCGGCTTCTTTTTTCGTGGGGGCAGTAAAGGATTTGCGGATTTGCTTTCCGTTTTCGTCAAGTCCCACAAAGACCTGTGCTCTCCAACTGCCACTTGGTAATTTTTTAGCTTTTGCCATAAACAATCCCCCTTGCGTTATCTGAAAATATGTGATATAATAACAGTACAGTTTTTCATAGGTCTCCTTTCTTAATTTTTGCCCTGTCGGTGTTACCAGCACCGGCAGGGATTTTTTAATGTTATTTCAAATATCCCTTTAATTCACATAAAAGTAATGATTATTCCGATTATTGCCAGCACCGATACTACAGATGTTATGCAACCGCCCTTTGACTTACGGTTGTTGTGGCTTGAGGGCTGGGTGATTGTAATCCCATGCTCTTGTTCAAATTTCTTTTCTTGTTTGTATTGCGTTTCAGCCTCTTTTTTAATAGTATCGTGTAACTGGTTATAAACATTTTCAACATTTTCTTCACTGCCGTTGATCAACGAAACAACAAACCCCGATAAATCTTCGTTTGATATTATCTGTTTCGGAGCGTGAAATGCACCAAATATATTTATCAGTTTTTGAAAAAGCTGATTGTCTGACAATTCCAAATTATCAGCTATGCCTTTTATTATCGTTGTATCTATACGAAAACTTGAATATATATCAGGCTCAAGTCTTATTATGGTTTCACGGTCGAACAAATCACCTGTTCTTAATTCAAGTGTTCTTTGATAATCGATTTGTAAACGTAAATATTCGTTATAAGATGATGAGTTTACTTGATAATATATTGCTTCTGCTGATAATTTCAAAGCACTTACTAACTGATTTTTTTCTTCCATAAGAAATTTAGCCATTATGTTTCTGTAAAAGATATATCCGCCATATCTGCCGTTTTGAATATCTTTCATTGTTTCAACAGACCGTTTATTCAATTCACCCCATATCAAGTCCCTATATTTGATATCGGGGTGTTCGTGCATTTGTTTGTTTACCCAAAAAATATCTATACCTTGACTTATCAAATACCAATCAATTTGGTTATGAAAGTACCCTACATACTCGTTATCTTTTAATTCCTGTTCTCCCAATGGTGTCAATTCAAATACTCTATCTGTAATTCTTTGATTTAAAAATTCATCTGCTGCATTTTCGGAAATTCTTTGCAACAGTTCATTTTTACTGCCCGATACCTTTAAATTCAACTCTTTCAATATTTCCTTTAGTTCAGGCACTTTAAATTTACTTAAACTTTCCTTTGCAGGAGCAGGACAGATAAAACCTTTATCCCATAACATTTGCAAAACGGCTTTCGGATTATCAACGGCATATTTGTAATACCAAAAACTTTGAAAGTCTGTTTGCTCAGTCGTGAAAGTTCGTGCATAATATAAAACCATTATTTCGGGTATTTTTAAGCCGTTTCTGCTCGGATAAGTGCGATTAAAAAGCCTTTGTGTTTCCTTAAATTCTTCTTTACGTTGTTTTTCTCTATCAGATAAGACATCTCCCATTACTCTCCCTCTTTCTTTTTCAGGTTATTGATATAAACGATAGTTTCTGAACGCTGAACCAAATTAAGTCCCTTTATCATGTCAAAAAGTTGTTTATCGTCTTTTTCAGAAACACCCGCACTGATATTAACATCTCCATTTATAGCCTGATTTACGTTGTTATTGTTATTCTTTATGTATGTACCGCCCGTTACACTCGGGCTGTCAGTTCTGCCTAACAAATAGTCGGCAGATACATCAAAATAGTCAGCTATTTTCCTCAAAGATTCAGAGTTGATATTGCCCTTTTTCCAAGTCGATAAATTGCCCTTACTACCTGTAATTTCTACACATAACTTTGTGATAGAAATGCCGTTTTTTTCGCAAAGATTTTCTAACCTTTCGTACATAAAGCTCACATCCTTTTTTGTAAAATATAAACATAAAAAACACATTTTTTTGTTGCTTTAACCAAAGTACAATAAATCGTACTCTTTCTATTGACAAGTGCGTTTTTTTGCACTATAATATTACTAAAGCTATTGATAAAGATACAGCAACCCCACAATATATACTTAATACCATTATAGAACATTTTTTTAACTCTGTCAATAACTTTGATAATAAAACTCACGAAAGGAGAGAGAATTATGGCAAAAAGATACTACTTCACGAATGAAAACGGTGACAATATCGGTAATGACCACATCGGCAACATCAGAGGGGCTAAAACCGCTGCTAAAAGGCTTGCTAATGAACTTAACTGTGAAGTTTGCATAAACGATTGCGAAACCGAAGATATGCTTGATTTTGTTTATCCCGATAAAACTGAAACATCAGTTGAGAGTGTGGAAGAAACAACTGTTTCCGTTTTGGAAACAGTTGAAACCGAAATCGCTGAAAAGTATATCTTGAGATTGACCGATGAAGACGGCTTTGTGTTCTGCATAAAAGTCTTTGTCGGAACATCAAAAGAAGCCGACGAAGAATGCGAGCGTATCATGACGGAAACAGGTTATTATGTATCATATGTCAGATATACCGAAAGCAGATGGAATTGGATGAGCAAGAAGTATTACTGTAAAGCAACTTCGGAATCAGCATTGACGGTTATATCACCCAACACAATGCCAATAGAGCAAAAAGATGAAAGAGGACCGACAACAGACACCAAAACCGATAAAACCACAGCAGAATATCAAACAATCTGTCCTGTATGCGATGTAAACAGTGCAACAAAATCTCTTGCCCTTGCGAAATGGGACAGACGGAACAGCGGTCAAGCACCTTGATAAAATCTTCACTCGGACATGATTCATCATAAAAACAATGGAGGTAACAAAATGGCATTTGCAGAAAACTTGAAAAATTTGCGTATCGCAAACGGTTACTCTCAGGCGGAACTTGCGGCACTCACGGGAATATCTCAGCCGACAATATGCCACATCGAACAGGGCATAAAGACAAATCCCAAATGGGAAACCGTTGCAAAACTTGCAAGCAAACTCAACGTAACGCCTGTTGAATTGCTCGGTGACAGCATACAGCAGGCAACGGCAAAGCAGACCGACACAGACGGAAAGGAGAATGAAGAATGAGACCGGAAATTAGCACTGAAAAAGCAATACTGCACGACTATATCGATATGCTCGTCAAAAAGGCGGAGATAACGTGCGGTATATCGGAAGACAAGGCTGCAACGGCTATATGGCTTGCTTTGATGGCAAATGCAGTTGACATCAACGAAATGATTGGTGCAGAGATAGAGGAGGACAAAAAATGAACGGCAAAGAACAGTTTAAAGAGGTCAGAAACAGCCACTTGGTCAATATCATGACCGAGTACGGCGTTGACAAGGACACTGCATATCAGACGCTGGCGGAAGCACTTGACAATCCCATGGTGCTCAATGCCTTGTCAAAGGCGATTGCAGACAACCTTAAAAAAGAGGAAAAAGAAACACCCGTAAGCCCGTTTGAATCGTGGGTTGACCAGTTCTTGACAAGGGCAAACAGGACCTATTGAGAGGAGGTGAAGCAGATGTATACAGATTACTACTCACCGTTTGACGAACTGTACGGCATACCGGACGATTACGACTGCGGTGAAGATGATTATGATTATGATTCTTTCGATTATGCATACGAACAGGCAAGGGCATACGAGGAATACCTTGACGCTCAGACAATGTAAGGAGGAAACGGCAATGAGCAGAAACATAACCGTGTACAACGATGACAGAACCCCCGTTGTGACAATCAAAATTGACTTTGACAACGGCTCGGTCACTGTGAAGAACGGTAAAGGCAATTCCCTTGTTACCCTCACGGGCGACAACACCATTATCGAACACGCAGGTTATCATGTACACATCTCCGGCGGCGATGAATCATGAAACACAAATACCGTATATGCCGTAACTGCAAAGAGGTTTGGAACGTATCGGGCAAAGTCAAAGGCAACAAACAATATATCTGTCCGATGTGCGAGTACGGCAATAAATGGGTAAAAAGAATTTGCATGAGGTGTTATTATGGCAAAGAAGTGTAAAAATCCGTTGATGATGGTAACGGCGACAATCGCCTATTACATGGAACTCAACGGCATTGACAACAAGACCATGTGTGAAAGGCTGATGATATCAGCTAACACATGGATTGACCGTAAAAAAATGCCCGAAAGGTTTACTTTGGGCGATTTGAGCAGAATCTCAAAGATACTCGGAGTTGACGTGATAACGATTGTCGGAGGGCTTATCCCGAAAGAGAAAGGAGAAAATTAAAATGAGCGAAAGTGAAGTCGTAAAGATGTGCGTGGTGCTTATGCCGTGTATAGCGTTTTTTATAGTGGGGATTGTCGGCATGATATATGAAGTTATACAGAAACGTCATTCAGCAGATTTATTCAAAGACGAGGAAGCAATGAAACTTCTCCGTTACATGAGGGAGGACGATTGATATGAATGAGAGCAAAAAAATATCCCCTATCGGTACAGCAATACCGACAAGGGGAACAAGAAAAACCTACAAAAAGATTATACCAAAACCACAATATAAAATCAAGTGCGTTTTGCAGAACCCGAACGAAATATCACAAATTGTTTCTATTGATAACAATGTTAATGTGATAAAAAGTTATCTTGACGGTGATGTTGCCACAATGACGTTCGGAATTGACGGCTTGATTATGATTTATAACAAGTTCGGGAAGTCAAAGGGCTGTACGCTCGGCAAACTCAAAGATAACCTCTCGCTTGATGGCGGACTGACTGTTTCGGGTGCGGTTCTTATAACCTCGATTGACAACACCGATATGACCGCAAAACAAATTCAATCCGCTCGTACATGGCTGCTGAAACATACAATTTAGGAGGGGCAACATGAATATCATTTCAATCACGGATTTGTCGGTTACGGAACAGAATTTACAGAAAATTGCAAGGGAATGTGCGGATAAAATCGCAACTGCCAAAGCTATGGCTTGCACGGAAGATACAAAGCAGGCTGTCAAGAAAACCCGTACCGAACTCAAAAAGAAATTCGAGGAGTATGAAACCGAGCGTAAAGCACGTACTGCCGAATATGAAAAGCCTCTGAAAGACTTCAAGGCTCTGTATGATAAGTACATCAAGAGTCCGTTTGCGGAAGCCGATGCGGCTTTAGGGAAGAAAATCAGCGATGTTGAAACGGCTCAGAAATACGAAAAATACGATAATGTCAAGGCGTATGCTGTGGAACTTATCACGGCATACGGGCTGAATTGGCTTGATGCTGATGTGATAATGCCGAACGTCACTCTTTCGAAAACACAGACGGCACTTGAAAAGGAAGTCAAGGCTGTTATCGAGAGAATCAAGAAAGATGTGGACTACATCAACAGGCTTGACACCAAAGATGAAGTCTTTGCGGAATATATGGAGAATCTCGATCTGACACAGACACTTGATACTGTCGAAAAAAGAAAACAGGCTATCCTGAAAGCACAGCAGACGGTACAGACCTACACCGAACAGGAATCTATCAAGCAGGAAGTTGAAGAAAACGTCACACAGCTTGCACCTCCTGTTGTGGAAGAAGAAACACCCGAAGAAAATATTTCCGAAATGCCCGTATTCATCATGACGTTCACAGTCACGGGTACACTCGAACAGTTAAGAGCAGTAAAAGCATTTTTGGTAGAAAACGGCATTGAATTTAAAAATGGAGGTAACTAAAATGAATAACAATCAGATGTCTATGAAAAAACCGAGATTTTCCGAACTGATTAAGACAGACACATATCAAAATTTTATCAGTCAGACATTGACAGATAAGAGGAAAATCGAGAGATATACCACCGCTATCTTGACGGCGGTTTCAACAAATCCTCAGTTACAGCAGTGCGATGCAAAAACGATTCTCAGCGGCTCGCTTCTTGCAGAATCCCTGAATCTTGTACACAGCCCTCAACTTGGTCAGTACTACCTTGTACCGTTCAAGGTCAAAGAGAAAAAAGTAAAAGATGTGAACGGAAATTGGGTTACAGCAGTTCCCGAGCACTATGATGCCACTTTTGTTCTCGGATACAAGGGTTACATACAGCTTGCGGTCAGATCGGGGCAGTATAAACATATCAATGCCATGGAAATCAAAAAAGGCGAATTGATTTATTACAATCCTTTCGACGACGAAATCGAGCTCAGCCCCATACAGGACTTTGATGAACGTGAAGCGGCTGAAACCGTCGGATATTATGCCATGTTTGAGTATCTCAACGGATTCAAAAAAGTCCTTTATTGGAGCAAAAAGCAAATGCTGAGACACGCCGACAAATACAGCCCTGCATTTTCGCTGAATGCAACAGGAGGTCAGTATCCGAAGGTCAGCTATGAAGATTTTGTTGCAAAGAAATATCCCGAAAAAGATGAATGGAAATATTCCTCTTTTTGGTATAAGGATTTTGACAGCATGGCAAAGAAAACAATGCTCCGTCAGCTTATCAGCAAATGGGGCGTTATGTCCCCCGAAATGCAGCAGGCATTTGAAAGCGACAGCAAAGTTATGAATATGTCGGGTAACGGTGGTTTTGTTTCGGCAGACATTGACGAACCGCAACCCGAAAATCAGCCCGAAATGCCGCCTGTTCAGATACAGGCATCGCCGCAGGAGATGAATATTGATGACATATAACATCATTTCAACAGGCAGTCAGGGCAACGCTGTTATCATCAACGATGAAATTCTCATAGACTGCGGAGTACCGTACAAGTCAATCAAGCCCTATACTCAGGGCTTGAAACTGGTACTCCTCACGCATGAACACGGCGACCACTTCTGCCCCTCAACGATTCGCAAACTTGCCGAGAAACGCCCGACACTTCGTTTCGGGTGCGGCAAGTGGCTTATCAATAAATTGATTGCCTGCGGTGTGCCAAAATGGAGAATTGATGTATATTCTCCGAACCTGACAAACAATTATATCAATTTGGGAAAAATCTCAATGGTGTTGTTGGTGCATAACGTGCAGAACTGCGGATACAAGCTGAATATCAACGGTGAAAAAATTCTTTATGCGACAGACACCAACGACCTGAACGGCATTGACGCTCCGAATTATGACTTCTACATGATTGAAGCAAATTATGAAGATGAAGAAATCAAGGCAAGAATCGCTGTAAAGGAAGCAAATGGGCAGTATGTCTATGAAAAAGAAGTTTTAAAGAATCATCTTTCAAAGGCAAAGGCAGATGACTTCATAGCCAAAAATGCAGGAGCAAACAGCAGGTACATATATTTACACGGACACGGAGGTATGAATTTTGAATAACGTTTCTTTAATCGGCAGGCTCACGACAGCCCCCGAACTCAAATACACTCAGTCAAACACGGCTTACACACGTTTCTCGATAGCGGTTGACAGGTCCTATGCAAAGCAGGGTGAGGAACGTCAGACCGATTTCATCAACATCATTGCATGGGGAAAGACAGCAGAATTTGTCTGCAAATACTTTATGAAAGGTCAGAGAATCGGCATAACAGGCTCTATCCGTACAGGCTCTTACACAGACCAAACAGGCAATAAGCGTTACACTACTGAAGTATGGGCTAACAACGTGTATTTTTGCGACAAGCCCACATCAAACAATACTGAAGCAGTAACGCATAACAACACATATAACGGAGGCCAGCAAATGCAACAGACGGAACACTATGAGGCGAAAGAAGCTGAAACGGGTATGCCGTCCGATGAGGATTTGCCGTTTTGAAATGAAGTTCACAGTTTACGGCAAACCGCAGGGAAAGGCACGCCCGAGATTCACATGTCAAGGGCGTGCATATACCCCTAAAAATACGGTTGATTATGAGGGACAAATCAAGCAGGCATACATAGCGGCAGGTGGCACTATTATTAGTGATACAGCCCCGATATTGATATGTATTACAGCCTGTTTCAAAAAGGCAAAAACAAACAAAATGGACTTTCCCACACTGAAACCCGATGCAGACAATATCGCAAAGATTGTATGTGATAGTCTAAACGGTGTCGCATACAAGGACGACAAGCAGATAACTTATTTGACGGTAGATAAGGTGTGGGCAGATAACGGAATCGAAAGGGTTGAGGTTAATGTCGAAGAACTCGTTCGTTCCCGATGACAGATACGGCTACAAGGTCGATATCAGTGACCCGAAAATCAAGCCGCTGTATGAGCGTTTCAAGAAGTGGAAAAGCATTCCAAATTGGTGTCCGCTTTCCGATGAAGAACGGCTTGAATTTGAGGGATATATTTTAAAAGAGAAAAAATAATTTTTTATGGTTAAACTTGCAAGGTCGGTCACTGTATCGGTGATATACACTGCCCTTGCCGGTCACTGACCGTAAAGAGGAGTGAAAGTAATGGCAAGACCAAGAAAAGAGAATCTTGATTACTTTCCTTTAGATACGGACTTTTTTGAGGACAGCAAAATAAGAATCCTGAAAGCGAAATATGGTGCTGACGGGATAGCAGTATACTTGTATATACTGTGTCAAATTTATCACGACAAAGGCTACTATACCGAGTTTGATGAAGATTTTGTATTGATAATGTCGGATTACTTCAATTTTTCCGAACAAAAGACAACGCAGATATTAGAATACTTAGTCAGCCGGTCACTGCTTGTGAAAAGCATACTTTCTGAATCGGTCACTGTAATAACTGCAAAATCGGTACAACGAAGATATCAGGAAGCTAAAAAGGAAATAGCGAAAAAGGCTCACCGTGATATCATCGTAGATGACAGGATTTGGCTCTTAAAAAAAGAGGAAACCGAACCCTGTATTAAAGTGCCGCTTTTTGATGATTGTTCCAAGAAAAACGATAGTTTATCCGAGAAAAACGATAGTTTATCCGAGAAAAACCCCGTAAATAAAAGTAAAGTAAATCAAAGTAAAGTAAATGAAAGTAAAGTGTGTGGCAAATTCCAAATTCCGTGCCGAAACGGAGTTTTTACGGTTGACGAGGAATACTACACCGAACTTACACACACCTACCCGAATATGAACATTGACGAATGCTTTAAAAAGATGATAAATGTACTGACTTTCAAGCCTGAAAGTCAGAGATACATCAACGACATGAAAAGTTATATCACAATATGGTTTGATGATGACGAAAAAGCAGGAAAATACCGTAAAAGTAATTCCTTGAATAATATCGTGATAAAGGCAGGTGTTAATTTATGAGCTTTTTGGAAATGATACATCAGATACGCATAACAGGCGGTGAACTTTCCGAAGAAGATTTTCAGAAAATAGCCGATTCCATTAAACAGCCTTTCGACAGAGTACAGGTCATGAACAATGCAGAGGGGAATTTACAGGGCTATGACTGCAATATCTGCCACAACAAGGGCATTGTCTATATGTATCACGGCAACGAGATCGTCAGTAAAAACTGCGACTGTATGAAAATCCGTGAAAGTTTAGGCAGAATCAGAAAAAGCGGTCTTTCGGGTCTGCTTGACAAATACACTTTTGACAGTTACAAGACCGAACACGATTTTCAAAGAACCGTCAAGGGTAAAGCCGTGAATTTTCTTAGAAATAATGCAAAATGGTTTTTCATCGGCGGTCAGATCGGGTGCGGAAAATCCCATATCTGTACGGCGATTGTCGGGGAACTTCTCAAACAGGGCAAACAAGCCCGTTATATGCAATGGCGTGATGATGTTGTGAATCTCAAATCTCACGCCAACACACCCGATTATCCGTATTTGATAAAGCAGTTCAAAAATGCAGAGGTCCTCTACATAGACGATTTGTTCAAGATGGAAGTCGGGAAATCTCCCACAACGGCGGATATCAATATTGCATTTGAAATCATCAATCACCGCTATGTGAATCCCGATTGTATCACGATAATATCATCTGAAAAGACCATATCGGATATGATTTCAATAGATCAGGCAATAG